GGGGTTGAGTCTGTATAAATTTATCTGCGGTATTTACCGGTTTCCGCCCGGTGCTTCTGATAACAGAAGTGCTGGGCGGTTTGAGTTTAAACAATGACAGATGATCCTTTTGCTTCACTTACACGAAGACAACGTCAATTTATTGATGAATATTTGAGTTGCTGGAATGCGTCTGAGGCAGCGAGGCGGGTGGGATATAAAAATTCAAAGTTAGCTGGCCACAGATTGATATCCAATGATAACTTCAAAAAGATCATTGAATTGCGTATGCGTCGGACTTCCATGCAAGCTGATGAAGTCATTAAGCGTCTTACACAACAGGCCAGTAACGAAGCGGCGAGTTATATTCGGGCTGATGGATCAGTTGATTTGGCGCAGCTTATTGAGGATGGGAAGAGTCATTTGATCAAGGGTATAAAACGAGACAGACGGGGAAATATGGTTGTGGAATTCTATGATGCCCAAATGGCTTTGGTGCAGATAGGGAGGGCGCAAAGGCTATTTGTGGATCAGGTAGATATGACTAATCATATGGATCAGGTTTCGGTGAATGTATATTTACCCGATAATGGACGGGTTGGCCAGGTGGAGCAAGAGGGTAATGAAGAAAATTGAGATACGGCCACAACCCAGGCAAGAACAATTTCTTTCTAACCCGGCGGACATTGTAATCTACGGGGGAGGGGCGGGGGGTGGAAAAACGTGGTCATTGCTCATTGAACCAACGCGTCACTGGCAAAATTCATTGTTCAAAGCGGTAATTTTTCGGCGGACGATGGCTGAAGTAATCAAAGCTGGGGGATTGTGGGACGAGGCGTCTCAGTTATATTTTCTGCTCGGTGCGCGAAAAAATGAAAATGAAAGATGGTTTCAGTTTGCATCAGGTGCTAGGGTATCTTTTGGGCATCTGCAATATGACGAGACGGTAAACGAGTGGAAAAGCGCCCAGATTGCTCTACTAGAATTTGATCAATTGGAGACATTCAGCGAAGTACAGTTTTTTTACATGCTCAGCCGGAACCGTTCTTTGTGCGGTGTGCGCCCATACGTGCGAGCAACGTGTAATCCAGAACCGGGTTGGTTGGCAAATTTGCTAGCTTGGTGGATTGGGGAAGATGGATATGCTATTCCGGACAGATCGGGAAAGATACGGTGGATGGTGCGGGTAGGGCAGCAAATTGAATGGTTCGATACTGAGTGTCGAGCACGGGAAACTTATCCTGATATTCCACCAAAATCGGTGGCTTTTGTGTTGGCAACGGTGTTTGATAATCAGGTTCTGTTAAGTAAGGACCCGGGTTATATAGCGAATTTGAAGGCGCTGCCATTGATCGACCGTGAGCGGTTATTAGGCGATGCACAGCGCGGGGGAAATTGGAAAATCAAACCAGCGGCTGGAAAGGTTTTCAACCGAGCATGGTTCAAGGTGGTGAATGCGGTGCCAGCGGGGGGTGTGGTGGTGCGGCGGTGGGATTTCGCGGCGACCGAGAAACAGCTTAACAAGAGCGATCCAGATTATACGGCTTCTTGTTTGATGCTGATGGTGAGAGGAGAATATTATATTCTCGATGTTACAAATGAACAGCTTCCGCCTTCGAAGGTGGATGAGACGTTTGAGAATATCAGCCGGCAAGATGTGGCACGACTTGCGAAAGAGGGACGGCAATACCGGGTGAGGTGGGAACAAGAGCCGGGGAGTGCGAGCAAGCGGGAAAGTTATCGGATGACGAAGCGCCTGGCGGGAATTGATGCGCGGGGGGTGACATCGCAAAAGGATAAGCTGGTGAGAGCTAAACCGCTGGCGGCGCAGGCTGAGGTGGGGAATGTTTATTTGCTGGAAGGGGCCTGGAATGATGCGTTTTTAACGCATATGCATGGACAACCGGAGTTACCTCATGATGACATCATGGATGCGGCAAGCGGCGCATTTTATGATCTGACATCTACGGAAGACCAGGCGCCACAATATATGGAATCGATTTGGGAAAACAATTTAGGAGCGACAGACGATGATTAATGCAATTTACAACTCACTGGTGGAGATACTTGACAAGGAAGAAACGAACCGATTGGAACAATTCCGAAAGGCGTGGGATGCTTATTACGGAAATTTACCTAAACCATTGAAAGTTAAGCCAGGGAAGCAAGACGACAATATCCGGCTAAATTTTTGCAGGTTGATTGTTGACAAAAGTGTTTATTTTCTTTTTGGGAAGCCACTGGAATTTGAGCTTGAAGAGGGTGTTGATACAAAAGCTGAACAATGGTTGCAGGATTGTTGGCAGCACAATAGGAAGATGACAACCTTGCAGAAGTTAGGAATCAACGGCGGAGTGTGCGGACACTGCTTTATAAAAATCCATTGGAATCCTGGTATGGAGTACCCACGGTTGATTGTGCTCGATCCAGAGACAGTAACGGTGACTTTGGCGGCGGATGACATTAGCGAAATACTGAGTTACAAAATTCAGTATCCTTCACGCGAACCAAAAAGCCAGAAGCCGATCATGGTTAGACAAGTTATCGAGAAGGATGGAAACTTTTGGCGTATCAAGGATCAGATTGGCAGCGTTGAAAATCTTAACAGTTGGACAACGACTCAAGAGCAGAACTGGCCCTATGCCTGGCCGCCGATTGTGGATTGCCAGAATCTACCGGCGCCTAACGAGTTTTGGGGAACCAGCGACATCGAGCCGGATATTCTGGAGGTTAATAACGGTATCAATTTCGTGGTCTCCAACATGGGGCGGATTATTAGATACCATGCGCATCCCAAGACGTGGGGCAAGGGGTTCTCAGCCAATGAACTGAAGATTGCTGTAGATGAGACACTGGTACTACCTTCGCCGGAGGCTGAACTGCACAATTTGGAAATGCAGACGGATTTGACCAGCAGCAATGAGTTCTATAAGCTGTTGAAGGAGACGCTGCACGAGGTGAGCCATACTCCAGAGGTTGCAACCGGGAAATTGGAATCGGCGGGCAACTTGAGTGGTCTGGCACTGCAAATTCTGTACAGTCCGTTGGTGGAGAAAACCGAGATGAAGCGGCTGCTGTATGGGGATATGTTGGTTGAGCTAAACCGAAGGCTATTGGAAATTGGCGGTTTTGGGAGTAATAATGTTACTGAGCTGCATTGGCAAGCTATATTGCCGGAAGACGAGAAACAGAAACGGGAGACGGCGCTGGTTGACAAACAATTGGGGGTTTCAAATGATACACTGCTGATGCAATTGGGGTACAACCCAGATCTGGAAAGAGAAAAAGTGGCACGCCAGACTGATGCATTGGGTCAAGAAATATTGACGGCGTTTGACCGGGGTGAGTAATGCCGGGAAAAAGTGAGCTTGAGCGGGCGCTGGAACAATTCAGGCGAAATTTGTTAAATAAAGAGCGCCGATCTGCCAGTACTATGGTGCGGGTGTATGGGCAGATGTGGAAGCAGATCAAGGCGGAATTGGAGCGCTTGAATACTGAGTATGAGGCGGTTAAGGTGCGGGGGGAAGAGCCTAGCAAGGACTGGATCAGGCAATTCAATCGGGCACGGGCTTTTCGTGATCAAGTGGAACGACAGTTATCTTCATTTGCTCAATATGCGGAGGGGAAAATTAGACAGGAGCAGTATGAGGCGATTAGTGCAGCGGAGGCGAATGCAGAAGCGCTGACGAGGAAGGCATTGGGTAAGCTGCCAAAGGGGATAAACATAGATTGGAATCGGGTACCAACCGGTGCAATTGAGGAAATGGTAGGATTGACGCAGTCCAACAGCCCGCTACATAAGCTACTGATGAGCATAAGTGCGGAAGGGGCGAAGGGAGCAGAGAATGCGCTGATACAAGGGTTACTGATGGGGAAGAACCCACGGGCGACAGCGCCGTTGATACGTGATGCACTAGGGATACCTTTGAGCCGGGCGTTGATGATTGCACGTACAGAGACATTGAGAGCATATCGGACTGCAACGCAACAAAACTATTCGGCAAATAGCGATGTGCTTGAGGGGTGGATATGGCACAGTGCGTGCGATTTAAGAACCTGTGCAATGTGCTGGATGATGCATGGAACGGTACATCCTTCGAGTGAGCCAATGGAAGATCACCCAAATGGGCGATGCAGTATGATGCCTCGGACAAAGAGTTGGGCGGAGATTGGGAAGATGATCGGGGTGGATTTGAGCGATTTGCCAGATACACGACCGGCGATTACACCGGGAATAGACCAGTTCAAGGAATTATCGATGGAAGAGCAGATGAATATTTTGGGACCGGCGAAATGGGCGGCGTGGAAGGAAGGAAAGTTCGAATTATCCGATCTGGTGGGGAGAAAATATGACAAGGTGTGGGGAGGAATGACATACGAGAAATCGCTTAGTGAAATATTGGGAAGTAAACAAGCAAAAATATTTACAGAATCAACCAGAACCGAGATTATCGGTGGGGTTCGTATTCCATATGAAAGAAGGGCTCACTGGCGGCAACGACATCCTGAAATAACAAGTGATGTTGAAAAGAAATTATTACAGAAGGCGATTACTAAGCCGGATTATGTACAACCCAGTAAATCTGATCCATATAGTGATGTTCGATATATTTTGGATGAAAATAATAAATGGTGGGCTGTGGTTGTTTCGCATCCACCTGGATCAAACCCATTTGTTTTGACGTTTCGACGTGCTCATGGAAAGGGAAAATAAAAAAGAGCCATTCGAGGCCGCCCGCCACCTCAATCCTGCCTTGCGGCTGTGCTTTTGGGCAGAATACACCACTGGCTCAGTGATATTATAGCAGATTAAGGTATTGAATTCAATACTTTATTGATTTTTGTAAGAAGATATGTGTTATAATATTGACAATTGAATAGCGGTATTTTGTCGTTTCCGCCCGACACATTTTTCTCAAAAGAGGAAGTGTCGGGCGACTTTATTTTAACGCTACGGCGGCGGGATAAGCCGGGAGGAATGGAAGATGATGATTGGGAAAGGCATTTATTACGATGCAGATAAAAGCGGGGCAGGCGGAAATTCCGGAGGTGGCAATACGGGTGGTTCTGGAAATATGGACAAAAGCAATTCTGGAAATAGCGAGATTCCCCCCAACAGTAACGGAGCTGGCGCCGATGCCAAAAGTTATACACAGGATGAGTTGAATCGGATGTTTGGCGAGCGGGCGAGGCAGGCAGAAGGAAGCCTGTTGAAGAAATTAGGTTTTGACAAGGTGGAAGATGCTCAGACTGCTTTGAACCGGTTGAAAACCATCGATGACGGACAAAAAACGGATTTACAGAAAGCACAAGAAAAGATTGCTGAGTTAACCAAAAATAACGAGATACTCACCAATCAACAAAAAGCTCAGATTGTTCAGTATGAGGTGATGCTGGCGGCAGGGAAGTTAGGAATTGTGGACCCGGATGCCGCATACAAATTACTGGATACGAGCAAACTGGAATTTAACAAAGAAGGCACCCCCGCAAATACTGAGCAGTTGCTGCGTGATTTGGTGAAAGAGAAGCCCTGGCTAGTTGGATCGGGGAGCAGTGCAAGCAACCATGCCAAGAACCATGGCGGAGATTCGTCTGACGTGGTTATGAATGCGGCACGCAGGGCAGCGGGATTGCCTGTAGAGGAAAAGAAATAAAAGAGGAGAATAAACAATGACACAAACTATTGATCTGGTAACAAAATTTCAGCCAATTTTGGATGAAGTTTATAAGGCGGCTTCTCTGACCGCCCGGATGGATGCAAGAACCAAGCCGATTGATTTTGCGGGGGCTTCGGTTGTGAAGGTGTTCAAGACATCGATTGTTGGTTTGGGAACATATAGCCGTACGAATGGATATCCCGTTGGGGAGATTACCGGGAGTTGGGAAGCCCTGACATTGGCGGCTTCGCGTGGGCGGGAATTCAGTATTGACCGGATGGATGATGAAGAATCACTTGGTGAAGCTTTCGGGACTTTGGCGGGTGAATTTATCCGGACGCAGGTAGCACCAGAAGTGGACGCATACCGTTTTTCGAAATACGCTTCTTGGAGCGGCATTCAGCAAGTGGGTACTCCAGCAACTTTAACTAAGGATACTGTTTTGACAGCAATCGATACCGCCAAGGCGGCTTTGAACGCTGCAAGTGTTCCTGAAGAAGGGCGCATCCTTTATGTTTCAGATACAGTGAAGGGAATGATCGAAGCGGCTGTGTCTCGCACTTTGGCAAACGAAAATGCTGTAGATCGGCGTGTTTTACGGTTCGATGGAATGGACTTGATTATGGTCCCGCAGACCCGCTTTTACAAAGGGATCACCCTGGATGCTGGATCGACTGGAACAGCGGGCGGATATTCGAAAACAGCCAGCACAGGACGTGACATCAATTTCATGATCATTTATCCCTCGGCTGTTTTGCAGGCGACCAAACATGCACAAATAAAGATATTCACTCCAGATGAAAATCAGGATATGGATGCCTATAAGGTACAGTACAGGCTATACCATGATGCCTTTGTTTATGACAACAAAGTGCTTGGGATTTATAGCCATATTAAGGACAGTTAGGAAGGAAAAGCTTGATGACGACTAAAGTCGTTACTACGAAGAGAAAATCAAAATAGAACGACTAAAGTCGTTACTACGGTTGTTAGTTGTTGTTATAGAAGGATGCGTATTATGAAACTGACTTTGGACGGCATCACTATTGATGTGTCAGAAAATGATGCAAATTTTTATTTACGTGCAGGGTATAAGAAGGTTAAAGAGCCGGTAACCACTCCGGCTCGTGAAAAACATGCAGGTGGACATGATAAGAAAGCTGAGATTGCAGAAGAAAAGGAAGGTGAGGCATGACGCTAGATTTTGCGAGAATTCAAGGCATTGATTGGCAAGAGCAATTGAATAAAAATTTTGAAACTATTGAAAACGCAACGCTGATTGAATTGGCATCTAGCCAAGAAACTATTGCCGGTACTGATGCAACCAAAGGTGTGACACCAGCGGGATTGCAGGCGAAAGTAGCAAGCGCAACCGCCAAGGGAATTGTGGAGCTAGCAACTAGCGCGGAGGCAATTGCAGGCGTAGATACTGAGCGAGCGATTACTCCGGCGAATTTGGCAGTTGTGACGGCAAATCTGGATATTATCAGTTTTGAAGGTAAAAACGGGGCTGGCGCTTGCACGATGACTGGGGTGAACGTGGGGGATGTGGTTCTGTCTGTGACCGGGACGGTCGCCGCGGATGTGGGCGACAAAGCATCACTGTTCGAAAGCACCATTACAGTGGACGATCAAATTCAGCAAACCAGCGCCACAGATCTTTCAACCAAGATTTTTATAGCATTGATTTTGAGGAAGAGCTAGAACAACAAGTTATCAGCTATCGGTTATCAGTCACCAGAGGATAAGAATCTATGACCGTAAGACTAAGTATGGCGGATTTGATCACACAGGTAAGAACGCTGATTGGCGACCCCGCGGGTGTTGACCAGGCGGTAACGGATCAGGAAATCCAGAACGTGATGGATACACACCGATGGGAAGTGCGGTATATGCCACTGAGGGGATTGAAAAGCTACGAGGCCGGCGTTGTGGTGTATAAGACCTGGACAGCGCCATTTGGACATTGGGAAGGCAATGCTGCGCTAGTGGATACTCAGTATTCGGAACTGACAGCGAGCGCAGCAGATTTTATTTCGGGCAGGTGGACTTTTGCAAATTCACAAACTGCTGTGTATTTGACTGGATGGTCATATGATTTGTTTGGAGCAAGCGCGGATTTACTAGAGGTTATGGCAGCTAAGGTTTCGATGGAATT